GTTTATATAATCAAATAGCTCATATAGAAAATTCAACTATTAAAACTCAATTAAAAAATATTTTAGAAGATTCAAGAGAAGGTAAACTTCAAAGTGTAGCATATAAAGATTTAATGAAAATAATAGATGCAGATCAAAAAAGAGATTTCTTTGGTGAGTCACAAATATCTGATGATGTAGCACTTTTTGCAAAATCAGAAATAACAAATTATTTACGAGAAAATCCAAATGATGCAGAGGGTGCATTAAAGTTATATGAAGCTATTAAGAAAAAACCTAATGATGAATTGTCTAAAAAATATTTTAGAAACACATATAGCTATGGATTAATGACTAATGTTATACCTAAAGTAGATATAACTAATGCTGTTGAATCAATTAATATAGATACTAATACTCTTAAAACAATTGATATAAATAATTTAGAAGAAGATGAATTAGATACATTTAATACGTTAGGCATTTAATTATGATGACATTTAAAGAATATGCAACTACTGCTGTAAATAAATTTAATGTTAAAGATCGTGAAATAATTATTAATGGTTATAATAAATATTTATCTACACAAAATATTGATAAAGATAAAGTTGAAGAAAACTTTTCTGACTTGGAAACAGATGAATCAAATTTAGATTCTATTTCTACAAATAAACAAAATGTAATTAATGGTAAAGTAGCTAGTTATATTGCTTCTGATAATACTAGTGATTTTAATTCAGTATATAATAATATAAATAATTATGCTAAAAATTTTGTTAAAAATAATGAAGCTACTCCAGAAGAAGTTTATAACAGTATTAATGAAAAAATTATTAATCTTAATTCATTTAATACATCTGATAATGCTATAGATTCTATTTTAAAAGATAATAAAAATAGAGAAAATTTACTTAACGCATTACAAAAAGAATCAGAAAGACAGCTTGCATTTAGTGCTAATAGAAACTTTGCTCCTATGCCAGATAGTAAAGGTCTTGCTGTATTTGCTGCAGGAGTTGCACAAGGCATTTTACCAGATGGTGTAGAAAATAATCCTTTATATAAACCTACTTTAGATATGATAACTGATGATCCATCTAAAGCAGATAAAGGAGTATTTATTGCAGGAGAAATTACAGGAACAGTAGGAAGTTATTTTGCTTTATTTAGAGGTGTTAGAGCGCTTGGTGGTGTTAGAAAAGTTCCTTTTATAAATAATGCTTTAAAAAATATAGCAATTAAAAATCCTAAAACAGCTATGTTTGTTGAACAAGCATTAAATACTTTTGCTGTTCTTAATATTAGAGATCAAGTAT